ACTATGCTTAATATATCTTGCATCCGTTTTATTAAATGTTGTAAAACCTGTAAAAGTTGAAGCACCTTCTATAATAAGCAAAACTAAAAATACACATAAAAATATTACTGGTGTTGTCTTAGGCTTATTTTTAATAATGTTTCTAATTAAAAATATTAAAGAAATTATACCTCCTAAAGAAAACCATATCAAAGACATAAAATATCCCTCCAATTATATATTTAGGGATATTATACCATACTTAACCATGTTTTTGTATAAAATCCATTAAATCTTTATTGGATTTCTTTTTGTCATCTTTCCAGCGGATCCTGTTCCAATTTATATGCCCTTTATCATCCGTTGCTTGTACTTCCAAATACAAAGCAACTTCATCAAAGCAATAAGCTAAATAATCATTGTCAATATTCATTATCTCACTCGGCCTTTTGTTGTACCTCTTGGCCATTATTATCACTTGTGCCATCTCCTTTGTCTGTACGAAAGGAGTCTAACTGCCCTACCATTCCTATTGCCCAATTAAAGACTGCATTCATCTGAGCGTCAGTCATAATATCTTTAAATTCATTATAGGTAGGATTCACCATACATGCCATACAATATAATTCTATCATTTTGGCTGTCTTAGTTAAAAGTGCTTCTTGGCTTTCTTTATTATTAGAATTTGTTCTTTCCCCCATCACCATGGTACTCGCTATATTAAGCAAATGATTCGGTATTTTCCCTTGAGCTGCCATAGTTAATAATCTTGGCTTTTGTACTTTAATTTTAATCGTTCCTTTATTATCAAAGTCAGGTATATCAATAGTTTTTACTGCCATTTCTCTTAATTGTTCAATATTTAAAATATCGCTCATAATCCATACCTCCTATACTAAAAATAAAGCTACCTGCAATTAAGCAGGCAGCTCATCTAATATTTCAAATTCTACAGGACTTTCACCTTGTTTTGGTCGGCTTTTTGCAGTAAGCTCCGGTGCAAAGAACTGTCCGTTCTGCAAAGAGTAATTTACCGGAGTACCTTTACAATGCTTATAACTGAATTTAACATAAGACTTAGTTTCACCATCAGCGTCTTTCTCTTCAGTATATATGTGCATAGTAAAAGGTGTTCTTTGTACCGGTGAACCTACAACAGGAGCCGAATATTTTTGATTAGCCTCATCCCAAGTACCACCATCAATTAAAGCTAAAACTTCTGGCACCATTGTAACTGCTACAAGTCTAATATCATAACCTTTTACAATGTCCTCTGTTTTATTTTGAGCTTTTATGGTATTCTTAACCCTTAATTCCTGCTCTTCTCCTTCAGAAACAAAAGCAGTTACATCTGCTTCGCTTGCTACATCAGTAAGCCTGTACTGCTTTGGGATTTCTTCTTCTGTCTCAATCTCTACCCTTGCGATATTAGCCAATGGAAATTCCGTTACATTTTCAAATGCCATTATTATCCCTCCAATTTTTTAATAATTTGATACTCTATACTTGTTGTATAGGCTTTTTTCTCATCATCAGTAATCACAGGTGTTTCATTACCTGTTTTTCTAAGGAACGTGAGCTCCTTCATTGCTGACCGTATTTCTTTCATATAAGGTTCTACTGCTACATAACTGTTAATTGGTACAAAGAGAATAATATCTACTAACCTATAACCCACTTTATTGGAATTAAAATACGGTACTTGTGTGTTTTCTTTTACTACACAATGCCTTTCATTACATAATCCCTTATGTTGCCCTGGTGCATATGGATTAAGTCCTTTCTCTCTCAATTTATCAAATATTACTTTCCACATTTACTTCACCAACTTTTGATAGCCTTTAATAATTGAAGGTGCGTTTTTGTCTATCGTAGGTTTTAAAATAGCGTATTTTTTCTCATGAGCCAACTCCAGGTATACTGAATAATCCATATTTCCGCTTAGTGTTATTACAGCATTATCCCCTTGCCATCCAAAATCGCCACGAATAGAGTTTCTTGCATTACCTGTTCTATCAGTCCATGGCGCATCTCTTTTAGCTTCACCTTCCATTTTCTTTGCTGCAGTATCACCATATGCACCTATAGCAGCTCTAACTATTTTTCCTGCCCTCTGTGGATTAAAATTATTCTTTATTCTTATACTCATTCTATCACTTCCAATTCTATCTGCTTGCAAATATCCATATATGAATTTATGTGTAGAACCTTATATGTTTTTCCCCCATGCTTAAATGTATCACCTTCTTGAATATCTGCATCAGCTTTTGCAAGTATCTTTGTAATTTGGACTCCTGTATAGGTAGTTCCATAATCAGTTACTACTTCTCTTCGTGCTTTTCTCTCATAGAAAGTTACTACCTCAGTTACATCTATTTCCTCTATAATAGTTCCACCATAACCATCATCAGTTTCTTTTTTTCTTTTAATCGTTATGTTAGCAGGATTAGAGTTTATAAGCTTTTCAATATATTTTTTATAATATTTAGTATTCATCTGCTCTCACCGTAACCCCTGTCCTGTTGGACCTATATTTGCTTGCTAACATTAGAAAATGATTTCTAGGTGAAGGAATGGTTATATCTCCAAGCTTCATTTCTTCTATTCCTGCCTTTATTAAGCATAAATCTCTAGCAATGCTTTTTAAGGTAATATCTTCTTCTTTGTCTATTTGCTCAATTCTTGCTTGTAAATATTCATCGTCAAAGTATGGATAGTTTTCTTCATCTATCATTTGTTCCAATTTTTCTAATTTTTCTAAATCAGTCATATTATTCACCTGCCAATGCAGCAATTAATTCATCCTTTTTCATCTTGTCATAACCTTCGATACCCTTTTCTTTTGCTATTTGTCTTAATTCATCTGCTTTTAAACTGTTTAAATCTATATCTGCCTCAACTTCGTTTTCTTCTTTGTATGGTTTATATCCTAATTGTTTATAAACCACTTTATATGCCTTTTCTGTTGCGCTTATAATATCTCCATCTTTGATAAATTGTTTTAACATTTCATCACTCCTTTCAAAAAACAAAGGATAGGAGATACCCCCTATCCTTCAACCTTAGGTACTAATGCAGCAAAGGCATCCTCTTTCAATGTCATAAATGCTATGTGCATGGTTGCCCTTAATGCAAACATATCTCTTTCAAATAAATTAATTGGATTTCCTTCTTCATCAACTATTGTAGTTAAAGTTGCATCTTCAGAAATAGCATATTCTATTCCTTGTAATACTCCGTATCTAGCATAATCCCAATCTCCAGTTAATAGATGTGCTTTATCATAATCCCAGCTCTTGCCATCAGCAAATCCAATAGGTAAGCCTAAAGCCTGAGCTGTCGCTCCTTGCCTTGCATCATTAAAAATTGGTAGATTATTAGTATCTACTGCTCCTCTTAAATCCTTTCTAAATCTTCTAGTAGTAGTAAAACCATTTGGATCATTGTCACCATCTTCTACTAATGCTAGTAGATCATTTAAGTCAAGGTATAGATTTTCTCTAGTGCCATACTGTATAGTGTTTCCACTTGCTGTTATTCTCTCCCATACAGATGTTCCTACAGCGTATGGACTGTCATTCCCAAATAGTGCAGCTTGGTCAAATTTAGTGTAAAAAGCTTCTGCTATTGCTGATTTCATTTCATTAAAGAAGTTAGTAACTGTATATCTCAAAAATTCTTTAGATACTGGTATGATTACCCCTAGTTTTTTAGCTTCCATCTCTGCTTGCAACCACGTAGCTTTACTAGTTTGAATTCTTTCGGTTTCACTTACCCAGTAAGCTCCTGGTCCTTCTGCTAAGTAAGTAAACACTTTCTTTGGCTTGTTCATTACTTCTGGTTTTGCTAATTGTGCAACAACTGAACCTGTTACAAATTCAGTTAAAATTAATTCTCCCTGTTCTTGCGGAATTTCTCCTGTTACCGCATCTTGTAACAATACATTATCTGGATCAAAAGCCATTTTACATACCTCCTATAATTTTCTTATATTTGCTTTTTCTAATATGGATTGGAAGGTGCTACTGTTCCCTTCCGTACCTTTACCTTCTCTGCCCTTAGACGAGTTTCCTAGGCTTCCACCAGTTCCAGTTGGACCTGACTCACCAAATAGGTACTCGTCTGATTCTTTAAGTGCATTAATAGCAGTTTCTAAGTCTTTGTCAATATTCTTGCTGGTTTTTAACGCCTCAATATCAAGTAATGCTTTTGCAGCCTTCACATTCTTTGCTCCGGCTTTATTAAGTGCATTCTCCAATGAATGTTCAAATTTTAAAGCTTCAATTTCTTCTTTAGCCTTTTTCTGCGCCTGTTCAAACTTAACTTTATACTCTTCAGCGGCCCTCTTAATTCCTTCAATATCCATAGTTTTATAAGATTCTATTTCTTTGTTGGCCGTCTCCAATTGCCCTTGCAAGGTTTCAATCTCTTTTTTCTTTGTTTCCAACTCCTTTTCCTTGACATCCAACTCTGTCTTAAATTTTTCAATGTCTTTACCATTCTCAGCCATTATTTTGTCTATCTGTTCATCAGTAAGACCTAATTCTTTTAAAAATTCTCTTTTCATTCTGAATACCTCCTAATAATCTACGCTTTTTACGTGGTTGCTTCACGTGATTTGCCACTATATCGTCATGGCTTACGAAATTAAGCAGTTTAATGCCTTACTCAGGGCATAAAAATAAGACCTTAACCCTGGTCTTAAGGGAGATACTAGGATCACCTCCTAAATTAAGCATAATAAAAAGCACCTACTTTTTGTATAGGTGCTTTGACTACTCTTCTTTAATTCCATACTTTTGAAGTATAGCACGTCTTTCTTCTTCTGTTGTATCAGGTTCACCTATTATATCTGTAACTCTAGCTCTAAATTTATCGTGATCAGACAAGTACTTATAAGCTATACTTCTTTGTTTACTACTTAATTTTATAAACTCATCAAAAGGCAACTTCGTATTACTCATCGTATTCCTCCATAACAATATTGTATTTATCCTCATCTTTTTTAATTTCTAACACCTTGAATTTAGCACCTCTAGGATACAATACTTCTTGCTCTTCTGAATTATATTTCGAAATATCTTTCCCTTTTTTAGAGTTTATAATAAAAATTTGAACTTGTCCATAAGGATTATAAGTTTCTCCTTTTGTTGTAGATAGATACTCATTGAATATTATTATAGCTCCAACTTCATATCCTTATTATAACTGTCTCTGACCCCTTTGAAAGCGAAATATTCTCTGTATTTATCATACCAATCATCTAATGCCGGATTATCTTCACCATCAATCCAATCTCTCAATTCTGCAGCAACTTCATCCAAAGATTTAGATATATAAGGAACCATCGTACATAATCCATTTGGATGGTCTAACGGAACATCATTAATAGGAAATATTCTACCATCTCTATCCATACATATTTGACACGTCCTGCCGTGTATCATGGCCGACTGCCATTCAATCCCCTCGACAAACGGGTTCAAATTAGCGGATTTAATACTCGCAATTTGGTAAGAATGATTTATAGCTGTTCTTGCTAATCTCTGGGCGTTATAATCAATTTTAGTATTCCTCATATTTGGGTAAACTTTACCCCAGCTCCAAGGTCTCCTTGCTGGATCTTCAACAAATTTTTCTAAATCTCTAGCCAACTCCAATGCAGATTTCTTTTCCAAGATACCTCTACTGACCACATATTGAATATCACCTTTAAACTTATTAGTTGCATCCCATATTCTCCTGCTTAAGGTTTTATTATCATAGTATATGCTACCTGAAATAATATCCTCTATAACACCTTTTTGCACTTGTGAGAACATAGTTACAAAATGGTCTCCAGGATCTATTCCTGCAACATCAAATATTTGACTCATGATTAACTGTTCTGCTTCTGTGCCTAATTTAGCAGCTTTATTTATAGATACTTTAACACTTGCATTGATTTTTTTGGCTAGTTCATTTTTCGCTTTAGTAAGTTCTTTTTGATAATCTAACACCCATCTTTTTGTAAGACTCTTATCTTTTGCACTAGCAGCTTTACTTGCTAAATTACTAATTGCATATTCATAAAGATTTAAAATTTCCTTTTGCTGCTCCAATGTTAGCTTAGACACTTTCTTCCTAACCGCTAAAGCATATTTTACATATTCACTCATAAAATATCACCTACTCTTCAAGATTGTTCATTAAGTCTTGAGTGTAGGTGTCCTGTAATAACGCTTTTTCCTTCTGTATCTGCTCAAGTTCTGCATCTATATCCTCATATTCGCCCCATTTCCTCATATAAGACTGTCTACTTCTCACTTCTGCAGTAACTTCATCCATATCAACACGTTTTTGCTCAAGCTCATCTTCAGGGATTGGATAGTATTTTTCTATGTTAAGAGTAGTCTCATATCTTGCTATCTCTCTTGCTCCGTACAGATTATATATATCCACCATCTTGAAAATGTAATCAATCATTTGTTCCAATGCAGGACCCCATTCTGCCCAATCCTCATCACATGCAGCCATCAATCCCCAGTAAAGAGCTTTCATAGATTTCCCTGACTGCATTAATCCTTTTAACTGTTCAAGTGATACGTTAGGCACATCTAGAGTATCATACATATCATTTTTTATTCTATTTACTGTATCTTCAAATTTATCTTTGTAGCTGAATTTACTTTCTAATCTCTCAACTTTAGCTTGTTTGTTAGCATTAGGATTAGATTGTTCAGTTTGCAGGTCTATCATTGCCCCTGGAGCAATTTTAATATTTTTAAGTGAATCCTCTGAGGCATCTGTGAATACATCTTGCCCAAACATCTGGAACTTAAGAGCATCTATATCATCAGAAGTTAATCTATTATAAGCATCTTGATTGGACCATAATCTTTTTACATCACTTATTCCTTCTGTTTCTCCTGTAAGACCACCATTCTGTATTATTATGACTGGTATAAAATCTAGTCCTGTGTTATAGTCTTGATATTCTATGCTGACAATATTACCTCTGCCATCATGAGTGGATTCATTTAAAATACATCTGTCATTGACTAATTCCCATACCTGTTTTTTTATTCTTTGCTTTATCGGATCTTCTGCATTGTTCATGGCATATAAAAAGACCACTTTTTCAAGTTGGTCTACGTCATCAAGATTAAATTGCGGGAAAAACTCTATTGCAGGACTAAATATTATCCTTAATCCCACATCTTTATGCCCCCATAATTTTATAGCAATCTTTCCGCCTATGCTGCAGTCTTTTCGTGCTTTAAGTAATTTGCTATGAAATTTGTTTTCTTTTAGGATTCTATATAATAAATCCTCTTTTGCCTGTGCTTGGTCTTGATAAGTAGTAGAGCCTTCAGCATCTTTGTTTATAGGCCTTATATCAAAATAAGGTTCTCTTCCAAACATAAAACGTGCACGTGTATCAATTAACTTTTTGATTATATTTGTAATTTTCTTAGTAGGTTCATAGTCTAAATCCTTATTCGTTGGCCATTCTTGTTGTCCATCATAAATGGAATAACATTTGATAATCTCACTTACCCTTGCTAATTGGTCACCATAGACTCCTTCTAATTCTGATTTCAGTAACTCATTGTAATTAACCAACTTATCTTGCCCCCTTTCCACTGTAGTTTCGTTTCCTAATGCTTATTTTATTATTCATAATCTCCGCCACCCCTGTAGTTGCATCCTGTGCATCATCATGTTTGTTTTTACCTTCTCTTTGATACGTTGTCATTGATTTATAATATTCTGGCCATCTATCTCGCCAATTTATCGGAAAATAGATATGGTCCATTACCCATGTAGCATTGGATAATATTCTAGCTTTTTTATTCTGTGATTGATGGAACCAAATAATTTTAGTCATGTTAATATTAAATTTTTCTTTCAATATCCTCTCTACTTGTCGAGCAAATCCTCTACCACCATTGTTAGACTCTATATAAGCTAAATTTACATTGTTTTCATATAATCTCTTTGCAGTTTCAGGCTCTGTAATCTCCATAGGCTCTTTTGTGTAATACACATCCAAGACGTAGGCCTCTTTGTTATAAATTCCAAATATCATACTGCATAAATAATCGTCACCCTCATCTGCAGTATCGGTATATGAATAAATACCTTCAAATAACGAATTACCTTCCTCATCTCTTGGAATATCTGCGTATGTTTTAAATGAATTGTACAGCCTTCCTTTTATATCAATTGGCTCTTGTTGATAGTTGGCACTTGCTATATCCTCACCCATAGCTCTTACTTTCATTTCGTAACTTTCTTTTGATAAGATTTCGTCACATAGCATAGTCCCATCATCTTGTAGGGCTTTCATGCATATATGTCTTATTTTCTTTTTCTCTTCTTTGAAATGCTCCAAAGCTCTCCCTGCTAAATCACCAGTTGCCCATCTAGTCATTATTATGATGATTTTTCCACCTTCTTCGAGTCTGGATAGCATTGTATTAGTAAACCATTCCCAATGCTTTTCAAGTGTATTTTCATTATAGGCTTCTTCGCTATTCTTAATTAAGTCATCTATAATCATTAAAGTACATCCAAATCCTGTAGCGGTTCCAGTAGGAGAAGTAGCAAGGTAGTTATTATATCCACCTTCTAAGGACCACAAATTCATTGCTGCATCCCCTTGCTTTATACGAACATGAGGGAATATATCTGAATATACTACTTTTTCTTCATCAGCTTTGACTTCCTGGATACCATTTCTAACATTCTTTGAGAATACGGTTGATAAAGTTTCATTATACGATCCTGTCATGATCTTTTCTTGCTGGTTCTTTCCTAGCACCCATTGAGCAAATAGTCCTGCGGTTCTTGATTTACCATGTCTTGGTGGCATATTTATTATCAGTACATCATCATTAGAGAAGTAGAAACCCTGCATTTCATCACATAATGTTTTAAGAAATTCTCTATCTTCTTTATAAAAATCTGGCGCTAATAAATTGCAAAAATAAAAGAACTCACGTTTTGCAAGTTCTATTTTTGCATACTTCTTAATTAAGTTTTTATTAATCATTGTGTACCAACTTCTTTAGCTCTTCAGTAGTCAGTCCTGCAAAAGGATTGTTTATTTCCATATTACCTTTTATATCTACATCCCGTTTATCTCTCCACTCATTAGGTTTACGGTTCTTTAGCCAAAATATCTGTGCTGTTGTATCTCCTGGAACATGTTTTGTAGTTTGAATTATCTTACGTCCATCATCACTAATTTCGATTTTTTCTTCTGTATACTCATATCCTAAAGCCCTTTTTAGTAGTGCATTCTCAACTTCTCTATCAACAACTTCTTTTCCCTTTTTTAGGGTAGCCATTAAGTCCGGATATTTCTTTTTGTACTCCTTAAAAGTTGAATATGCTACCCCTAAATTATAAGCAATTTGTTCATCTGTTAGACCATCTCTTGCCCAACCTTCTATTTCAATCAGCCTTGGTTCTACATGCGTATGATATTTACTCGGTCTTCCACCTTTATTCTTATTCACATCACCTCACCTGCCTTTGTTACATTAAAAAAAGAGCCTGTTGGCTCCGTAGGCTAATATTCACTTAATTTTTAAGGCCTTGTGCTCTCAATAAATTTAGGATCATCTGCCCATTCTTCAATATATCCACATTCTTTACACATATACTTAGTAGTTTCTGTTCCATCGTATACACCATCATTTCTTATGCCAGAAAAATTTCCTCTTGCGGTACCTTCCATCATTTCATTATCGCATTTCGGGCATTGCTTTTTATCCATAACATCATCCCCCCTTTTCACTACTATAATTCGCCATAAAAAAGGAAAAATCCTTCTTTCATTCCCATTTTTTTGTAAAATTTTTCCCAAAATAAAGGAAAACCTTCTCTAAATGTCGAATGTTAAAAAGGGAGGAGGTGAAATTATGGCTAGTCAATATCGCAAACGTAAAGGTAGTGATACTTGGCATTTTTGTAGTAACTGTTCCAACTGGCCAACTAGTAACTATGAAATTTCTTATACTAAACCTACTAGTGGAGAATTCTGTAATGAATGTCAGGCCAAGAAAAAAGCTGGGAACTGTAGTTAAGGTATTGCTTTAAAAGATAATGATATTATGTTCCCAGCGAAATACAATTTTTTTATGGAGGCGGTACAATCTACCTCCTTTTTTTTAGCAAAATCATCAAAACATGCTAGGCAGACTACTCGATCTTGATATTTTGACGGTACTACAATCTTCCATATTTCATCAGGAACATAAAAATCAAATTTATCTCTATACCCACAAACTTTGCACCTTTGTTGCTGCTTGCACCAAACTTGACAATGTATTTTAAACCATCTTATTGGCAATATAAAAAAATGTTCAAACCATTTAAAAATATACTCGATTGTCATTGTTCCACCTCATTATATTTTATAATTATATGGTTGTTAATATTAGAATTTCCAAAACTAAAGAAAAAATTAAAAACCGCACAGGTTTTCAGTACGGTTAATACATGTTAATATTTTAAATCTAATAAAATTTAAAAGGACCCACCAAAGCGGGTCCTACGAAAGGGGGTTACGGTATAAAAATCCTATTGTAAATATTATAACATACCTAAACTGACACGTCACTGACAAAAAACTGACAAGAAACTGACAGATAGTTCGCATAATCCTTATTATGTGCAATATTTTATTTCAACTTCTGACTACAATACCTACAATACATATCATTTTTAGCTATTTTCTCTTGGCATCTAGGACAAAAATAAAACTTCCTTCCATCATATTCTTTGCACCAAACTTCTTTTACGTCTGTCAAATTGTTACCTTTTGCAACTAATTTCTTTATTGGTTCAAGTCTAAATTGATTATGTTCCCAATCAAAACCTAATCCTGCAAATTTAACACCGCTTGCTGCCCTTGCGCCTATTGAACTTTCTGAAAGTGTTATTAAAACTTGTATTTCTTCTGGATTTTGATGGGATTGTAAATGTTCAATTGTAAAATCTACTATTGCTTTTAACTCTTTTAAATTCACGGTCTCACTCCTTCCCTAATTTTTCTATTAATTTTGGTAACCCTTTTCTCACAATCTCAGCCGATGCTCTTTCAATAACTCTCTCAATGACTTCATCTTTCTTTGAATAGATGTATTGCTTGATTGCCTTGTCTACACCTTCCCTTATTCCAAACTTTGCTTCTCTGTTCTCGTAATATCCGTTTGCTACAATACGCTTTGCAATTTCCTGTGATACCAATTCAGCAATATAACTTTCATCAATTTCAATTTCTAACTTCATTTTTCACCTCTCCTTTTCAATTTTACAACGCATCCGCCCCAAAAAGCACAACCTTGAGTTTATTCACCAACCTGTTTTTATGCCGATAAAACGTCCGTTCATCGCAATGTAACCTCTCCGCAATCTCCGCCGGCGATAATCCATCCCAATACTTCAGCGGTATTATATCGTAATATTCATCATCCTTTATAGTCTCCAACGCCCGTTCAATCCGTTGTATTTCTCTTTTGGTCCTCATCATACTTAATTTTCGTCTTTCAATATATTCATCTTCATCCTGTCCGCCTGCTCCACTTCTGGACATTACTACAATATCAGACGACCTACGCTTTAATACCATTTGTCCACTCTTTATATCCTCTTCATCTTGAGCCACTTTTAATTTCAGCGCTGGCAGCGAATATAATAACCTCTCTGTTTCCTTAAAATAATTCCGCTGCCCTGCCTCAACTTCTGCATTAGCTTTAATAATAGCCTCTGTAGCCTTTTTTGTTGCTTCATCAACAGTCTTTTTGATTATTTTTATAACTTCAGGTGATATATCGGTTTTTGTTGACATTTTAACCCCTCACTTTCTTCGCTACTTTATTAAACTAATACTCTTCTGGCTCTTTACCTAACTGATAATATTCTTTATAATCTCTCCAATTATCCAAATCCAAACCTTTACTTTTTGCATCCTCATAATCTTCTTGACTGTATGGCGGTTCATTGCCATTGTTATAAAAATTTCCAAATTTAGAATCCATACAAAAACCTCCTTCACTAAACTACCACTAAAAGAACAGACTACCGAAGGAGGATTAATACATAATATGGTAATGGGGATTTCCCTCCTTTTCTTAATTTTTTATTTTTGTTCGGTAGCCTGTTTATCTGCTTTGCTAAAAACTAACAATACTTCATACTCCTAATCCGTGCTTTTAAAGCTTCCAACAGTGCTTCTTGCCTCTGTTCTTTACCGTTTAATACTTTCAAAACCTCTTCATCTACGGTATTTTCTGTGATGATGTGATATATCCTTACCGTTTCCGTTTGTCCTTGCCGGTTTAATCTTGCATTGGCCTGCTGATATAACTCTAAACTCCAATTCAATCCAAACCAAATAACGATATGGCCGCCGGCTTGAAGATTTAATCCGTGTCCTGCTGACGCTGGATGCGCCAATAGTATTTTAATCTTTCCCACATTCCAATCCTTAACGTCCCGGTTCGTATCTAATATTCTTGCCTCCTTAAATTTTTTAAGGATCCTGTCTTTATCATGTTGGAAGTTATAAAACACCAATACCGGTTCTCCGTTTGCTTCGTCTATTAGTTCCTCTAATACTTCAAGCTTTTTATTATGTATCTCAATCACTTCTTTGTTTTCCGTGTATACTGCACCATTTGCAAGCTGAAGTAATTTATTTGTAACTGCTGCTGCATTAAGTGCTGTTATATCTTTCCCATCAATCTCAAGCACCGCCTCTCTCTCCAACTGTTTATATAAATTAAACTCTTTTTTATCAAGCTTAACCCTGCGATTTATAAACAACGGCTCTTTCAATTTCAAATAATCTTTTGCTTTCATACTGATACAAATATCCTTAATTGCATTGTCTATTTCATCCTTGGCTCCTGCTTTTAACTTATATTCGTTGTAACCGGGACGGTAAAGCGTATCAAAATAACGTCTTCGGAATTCTGTCAATGTTTTTCCCAACCGTTCTCCCCGGTCCAAGAGATAAATTTGCGGCCATAAATCCTCATAGCCATTTGGTGTAGGTGTTCCGGTAAGCCCTATGATTCGTTTAATTCTCGGTCGTACTTTTCTTAGCTTTTTGAATCTCAAACTTTTATTGGACTTAAAACTTGATAATTCATCCACAATTACCGTATTAAAATCCCATTTTATCCCCAGTAAATCAACAAGCCATGCAATGTTATCTCTAGATATAATATAAACATCTGCCTCTTGTTTTAATGCGGCTTCTCTCTGCTTGGCCGTACCCATTATTTTCACTATCTTTAAATTTTTAAGATGGTCCCATTTTAAATGTTCCGTAGGCCAGGTATCCTCTGCTACACGCTTTGGCGCTATCACTAAAGCTTTCACATCTTCAAGGTAATTATTTTTTAACTCTTCAATAAAAGTTAATGCTATTACTGTCTTGCCAAGTCCCATATCTAAAAAGAGTCCTGCTGCTGGACGTTCTAAAGCAAACTGTAAAGCTGTTTTTTGATAATCATGTGGAATGAACTTCATGCAGCAACACCTTCTTTATAAATTCATCAATCTGTTCCAAGCAGTCGATTTTATAGACATCAAATCCTAATCTTTTGAACTGCTTACGTACAACCTTTTGTAAACATGTTAAATCTTCTCCTGTTTTTTTCAGTTCTACAAAATAGCATCGTCCTCTATAAAGTACAATTCTGTCCGGCACACCATTGTTACCAGGTGAGGAAAACTTATAGGCCTTACCGCCAATTGCTTGGATCTGTTTTCTGAATTCTCTTTCAATTTTGCTTTCCAACATTTCTGTCACCTTTGTTTGTTCCGTTCTTTCCGTTGACCTAATATTTCTTCATAAAGGCATTTATTACAGAGAAAGAAATCTGATTTTTTATCGTAAAACACACCTTTATCAGTTTTACATATAAAACATCTTTTGCCTTTTGCGTATTCTCCGTCTTTATAGATTTTCATATTTTCACCTCTTGTTCTTTGTCCCATAGTTTGTCCCATAGTTTGTCCCATAGTTTGTCCCGCCCTTAAATCTAATCATGTCAAGGGTTCGCTATCCTTTCAGGACAAACGGGACAATAAAATTCTGTATATTTATAAAAATTCATATTAGGCGCGCGTGTATGGCATACAGGTATATATACATAATTCCTAATTTATAAAAATTATTAAATTATAAAAAGTTTGTCCCGTTTGTCCCGTATACCTATCAACTTCTTGATATAACTGATTTTAAGTATGGGACAAACTCTCAAAATAGATTGTCCCGTTTGTCCCTTTCATTTTTTTCTGATATATGCTCTTTGCCTACCGTAAATCGAAAAATAATGCCTGGTTTTATCTTCATTACTCCAGCCTTCTAATCTGCTAAGTATCCCATTAATTTCCAATGATTCTGCTTTTTTCAAATCTGCTTTATTTTTTTCAAAACATTCACACCAAATTTCTAACACACAAACTTTATCTCTTTGAATAGTTCCTTCAACGTCATCCGCTCCTTGAAGAAAAGCTCTTCTTTCATATATGTCTCTATGTTCCCAATCTTCCGGTAACAACGTATCTAAATACTTTATTATCATGCCTTCTTTTTCATTAATTTCCCTATGAGCTTCTTGTTCAACCTGGGCCAACTTCTCTTCTTCTTCTGTTAGATACAATGATTCTTTTTTATCTCTCCACAATACAACAGCTTCAGCCCATATTTGATCAAGCTCTCTCGGTAAATCCTCAAATACGTTTTTTGCCCTACCTTCTTTTTTTACTTCTACCGGCCAAAATCTCCGATTACCGGTTTCATCTTTTAAAAATTCACTCTTATTAGTAGTTCCTGCAAATACACATTGTCGTTTTAAATATGAAGTTCTACGATCATATGCAAGTCGTGTTCTGTCTTCTTGTGATGTGATAAATCTTTTTATTGCATTGGATTCAGATCTACTAAAGGCTTGTAGCTCCCCAAATTCAATAATCCATGAGCCCATTAATTTTTCTATAGCTTGATTACCTTCTACATCTTGGAGAGAATCAGTAAACCAGTCTTTGGCCAATATTCGAAAGAAAGTGCTCTTTTGAATACCTTGCTCACCTGTCAGAACAAGCATATAATCAAATTTAATTCCGGGCTCAAAAATTCTTGCTACTGCCCCGCACATCCATTTCCTTGTCACCATCCTTACATATTCCGTATCTTTAGCTCCTAGATAATCAATCAGTAAAGTTTCAATTCTTTCTTGACCGTCCCATTCCAAACTATTTAGATATTCTCTAACTGGATGGAATTTGTTTTTTTCAAAAGTAAGTTTTAAAGCGTCATCTATTTTTTTAGCGTGAGTAATTCCATATACACTTTCCATATAGTTTCGAAGTCCTGCATCATCAGCATCTGTCCAATCATCACCTACTTTACAAGGCCATGGCAATTTACCTGTTATTACCGCTCGATTAGCAAATTCATTGTAAGCAATTTTACCTTTAAGAACCGGATCATTATTTAATATGGTAAATGCATTTTCTATAGAGCTTATTACCCTGCCCTTATTGTCTAACTTCAACTTGGATACCCATTCAGTATTTATCTCCATAGATTCACTTAATTCAAAATCTTCTATGGCCTCATTAAGTCTTTCAGTACCAAGGGTAAGCTTAACAGCCTCATCATTACTGGCAAATTCACTCATGGCTATAAAGCTTGGAAGTCTGTTTGTAGGTGTATCCGGCTTTGCATCCTCATCCATAGCACCGAATTTATGAATCCGGACAAGGTCAAAAGCGTTACAAAGCATTCCCGAAACAGGATCCGTTGCATGATGTGAGTATGCAAACTTATCTTCATACGTAACCAATCCGCCTACAGTGGACCCTTCTGCATAAGTGTACCGGCCTTGTATACGAGTAGGGATATAAATATCACTTAAGAATTTTTCAATTGCCTCCGTTATGCTGTAGGTCCTGCAGAACGCACCTATAATCCCCTTCTTTACAAGCGGGTCTTCCTGCTTTTTGATTTGTGTATTAATCTTGACTGCATGTCTTGAACTGGTCGGCCAAAAGGAAACGTCTTTCCAGTCAAGATATTTGTTGAGCACTTCATCCGGATCCAGCCAAGGCCCCTCTTGTCTCTTAAATACAAACTCGCCATCGGCTGAAGTACTGGGCCAATACATTAACCGGCTTGGTTCATAGGTGGTATCGTCAAACATATCAATGCCGATTTCTTCAGCAATTTTGCGTCCTATGGCCTGATATTCGTCTGGAAATACCGGCCGATCCAAAGGTATGATAAGCCTAAGCCTTGGATTCTTTGGTTCATGAGAATGGGTTGAATACATAACGATTTCAAAGTCATTCAACATGGTGATGCTATCCCATAAGTCACTTACGGACATATCTACATTATCCATGTCTAAGGTAAGAAGGGTCCTGTTTGCTATATTTTCAGCTTTTCTTCTGCCGTCTTTTAAGGTTCCGCCCACAAAACCGCCTACATCTTTTATGGCATCTCTCTGTGACTTGGGCATATTTTTGTATTCCGCAAAGGTTTCACGGGTTCTGGTAGTAGTTTGTAGTTTTTCAAGCAATGATGCATAGGTAATCTCAACATTTTTCCAATTTTTTTCGGTTCTGCTTCTGCCAATGGCAATACATATTTTTCGGTTTGGTTCTGTTTTTGCTTTTATCGCTTTTTCCGGTTTCAAAGCCAAATCACCACCTAATCTTTTCGATAATAACGGCATTCGTAACCATCAGCCCTTAACGGCAACCCCTTTGCCCACGGAATTTCCTGTCCCATAATGCCGGTTATTATCTCAAGTTCATTCCTATCTTCTTCAATTTCAACGATAACTTCATCGTGTACATGCATGACAATTTTATATCCTGCCTTGTCAAGTTGAAGCATACTATAGGCCAAGCAATCTCTTGCCGTAGCCTGGACAATGTTCTCCACTAACTTTCCTCCGTAGGTGTCAACTTCTTCCCATTGATAAGTATTTTCATTCATCTCCTGATACACGATCTTTTGTTTTCCAGGAAACTTATCATGGTCCACCACCTTGGGTTTCACATAAGCCAACCTTCTACCACTTGGAAGCTCTATGAATAAAAATCCACTTTGGTATATTGCCTTTAAATACTTGCCTATCCTTACAGTAGATTTATTTGTTATGGCTTCCATAACTGCAGCTTCGGTGTCATACCAAAACTTTACGATTTTAGGATTTGATTTTCTCCACTGATTAACTAAATCCGGAAGTTCATCTTCGGTCAAACCCATTTTAAGAGCTCCCATTTGTATAAGAGCACCTACACTTCCCTGATAACCCAGTGCCAATTCTGCTATTTTGCCTTTTTGCCTTAGCGGATCACCTTTATGTATTGACTCAACCGGAACTTTAAACATCTGTGCAGCTGAAGCTTCGTATATTTTTCCGTGAGAATTGAATACATCCAGTCTCCATTGTTCCCCCGCAAACCAAGCTATTACACGTGCTTCTATCGCTGAAAAGTCTGCTACCACAAACTTGTATCCAGGACTGGGAATAATGGCAGGCCGTATGCATTGACTAAGTACATCAGAAGGGTTATCATACATCATTTCTAATGTTTCAAGGTCATAGTTCTTAACAATATTTCTTGCAGTATCTAAGTCCGTAATATGATTTTGCGGTAAGTTTTGAACTTGAATTAATCTTCCGGCCCATCTGCCGGTACCGGCACCATAAAACTGTAACAAACCTCTGGCTCTTCCATCGCTGCAAGCAACATCAATCATCTTTTTATATTTAGCAATGGAAGATTTAGAAAGCCTCTCTCTTATTTCCAAAGCAGCAACTACATCCTCATATTCTTTTAATTTTTCTTTTAAATCTTTTAAATTGTGCTTCGTAATACTTTTAACTACTTTACCGGTTTTGTTTTTAATAAACTTCTTTAAATCCGTAAGGCTATTAGGATTTTCTAAGCCGGTAATTTCTTGATACTTTTTAGTAAGCCTTTCGGTTTGTTCCGTATCAATAGCAATGGCATTCTTGGCCATGTCTAAATCAATTAAAACGCCTCTGTCGTTAATCTTTTGGTCCAATTGATACAACAATTTTTCTTCCGGAATAGTTTTAAATCGGCTTAACTTATTCCTAATTGCCCTTTCCGTTTCAACGTCTCTCATGCAGTATTCTTTAAATAATCGCCATTCTTCCGGCCGATCTTCCGGCAATATTCTTATTTTATCCTCTAACAAGCTTATTTGATTATCCTTTTTAACTTTTCTGGGAATAGAAAATATCCTGATAAGGTTCTTTCCGGTCATAAGTTTTTGTTTGTCCGGTTCAATTCCTATTGCCTTGCCTACGCTATCCAAACTTCCCGGCAATCCTAAAGACAAAGTCTTAACCATTGTGCATTCCCAATTTTCCGTTTGAATGTTAAAATATTTATTGATACAAACTCTTTCAAATTGGGCATTGAATGCGGTCTTGACTACATCTTTGTTCAGTAAAGCATTCATTACTCTGTTAGGCAATGTTTCGCCACACGCCAGGTCAACGATGTCTACATCCTCATCATCAAAAGCGTAGGCAAATAATAGGATTCTGAAATTTTCGGAGTCTACGTATTTGTAGACTCCGCATTCAGTTAACGATACATCACTATAGGTTTCAATATCAATTGCCAAGGTAGTCAATATAATCAGCTCCTATTAGCTTAAAAAATCATCATCAACGTCAACTTCTTCAAACTCAAAATCTTCCTCTGCACTGGATCCGCCGCCAAGTCGTTCTCCGTCCTCTATCTTTTGAACATTACCAAGGCCACACGCTATTCCTTTATTGCCTGCTGCATTAAAACCGTAAAAGTTAATGCTTACTCTTGCATAACATCCGGAATAAACTTCATCTTCACCTAATCGAATGGCCTTACCGGTTGCTTTATCGATTTCAGTGCCTACTACGGCAGGTGGTCTAAAAGAATTAGCATTGATAAAATAACTATTCGCATAAGCTTCATCTTCGGGCCTCTCTTCGTCTCCGTCTCTTAACGGAAGTTTAAGATTAGCCGGTATCTTGCCGCCCCATTTTCCTTTATCTCTTTCCTTAGCATTTTCAATCGCCTGTTTAATCACTTCTATTTGTTGTTTATCCGATTTGGGAATAATAATGGATACGGAATATTTTGGCTCACTACCATTGATTGACTTGGGTTCAAATAAATTCGCATAACTTAATCTCACCTTACCGGTTATCACTTTGGTATCATTCTTTAAGATAGCTTTCATTATTCAACACTCTCCTTCTCTTTTATTATTTAAAATCAAATTCACTTTCTGCAGAATCAAGTTCAGGTCTTTTATCATCCTCTGTAACTAAAGTCGGTTTCCCTGGTGGTTTCTCTATCAAGTTACCTGCAAGTTCTGCAAATTTTTTCTTACCTACGAGCTTTTCAAGAGTCGTTATATTTTCAAGCATTTTCGGTTTATATATCTGCTCTTCCTGATATCCTTCTTTTATCAGGATGGCTGCAAGAGCTGCTTCATCCGTAATCTTTCTATTACTTCTGCCTTCTACAAGTTTCCATCCCGGGAACTTAACCCCTTTAAGAGCTTCTTCTAATGCGTATTCTTTTATGTCATTGGCCCATTTTATGACATCATCAACTTGGCCCAAAATTCCAGCAATCTCTTCTATGCTTAAAAGATTTGGATCTTGGTTGTAAGACTGATATAAGCCAAGGTTCATATCCGCTCTTGCTTTACAGGTAGTTTTCGCTTTACAGAAACCACACCAGGGACCGGGTACAAATTCTCCTTTCCCTTCAAAAGCTAATTTCGCTTTTGGCTTTAACTCATTTTCCGCCCATTCTTCCAGCATCTTCACATTGATATCCCATGAAGATATGTTATTAAGCCTTACTTGGGCGATTGTCATTTTAATTTTATCAATGCCATAAATAAATCCATACTTCTCATAAGCGCCTAATGCATAAAGCTTAAGCTGTGGATTATCTATAGGACTTACTTCAACCCCTTTGCCAAACTTTAGGTCTATAATCTCCATTTCACTATCTGCAATGATTATGCAGTCACCGGTACCAAATCCGTCAGGAACATAACTGCTATAATCCAATTGTTCTTCCAAAAATATTAAGGCGTCCTTTGTCTTAGCAAGTGCGGCATTATATGCTTCCATCACATAATTCGCATACTCTTCAACTTCCTCTTCCATATCAGGGAAAAACATAGGATTTTCTCTGATAGCTTTAAGTTCCTGATTAAATTGTTTAGGTTTGATAAGCTTTAATTCTTTTTTGAGTAGCAGCTCGCCTAAAGCATGTGCCAATGTACCTTCTTCTGCATAAGGACTTTTAGTATCTTCCATCTTTTCTGTAAGCCTTGCACTAGGTGTACAGTTAAGCCATCGATAAGCACCGGAGGCGCTTAACAGCGCGTGAGCTGCCATTATTCAATCGCCTCCAATTCTTTAAGAACATCAGCAAAACTTTCTTTTGGTAAATCTGTCACTTTAGCAACGTTATATTTCTTTAATATAGCTTTTAACTTGGCCGTATTTCCTTTTGAATTTTTACTCATAAAAGCTGCCCTTACCTGTTCAATGGTTATCGGTTCCTCTTTCTCTTCTGTTTCCTCGTTTGGTTCTGGCTCCATAGGCTGCTGTGCGGTTTCTTTTGTCTCAACCTCTTTATCCACTGCCTCTTTATCCTCTGCCTGTTCTGCTGCTTTCTTCTTTGAGGCCATATCGATAACAATTTTGTCCGTTGATATAATATTCCTATCGGTAAAAGCTGCAGCAAGTTGTGAAATTGCATTTGCAAGCTCTACAGCCTTTATCTCAATCGTGATATTAAGCCCGTTATTCATGTTACACTAACCTCCTAATTTTGAATTGATTTTACTTATCTTTCATGATAAAATTAATAATGAAGTGATTTTTATTTTTGCGCTTTTGTAAGCGCTTTTTTTATGTCCTAAAATCAATATGTTCCGGTTTTTTCTTTTTGAAGAGTCTGTACTCTGTAATTTCTGCTCCCCACATCCATCCGGCAGCGAAACATACTCCGCATAATCCAAGAAGCAGTAACAAAATTTGTGTATTACTTGGCATGTTCTCACCTCTTTTCTTTTTCAAATTGAATATACTTTCCATCTGTAACTACAATCCCCATCCCGTATTTTTCGTAATATTCTATAGCATCTTCTACTGTGGTATTTTCAAGTGTTTGGTCTCCAATTATCAAAATTTTTTCAGTCAGCATTTTTCTCACTCTTCAGCAATGTAAGTAAACAAAGCCTTAATCGTACTAATTAGCGTCGCTAATTTCGGTTTCTCTTTTTTAAACCTGTCTTCCAGTGCATCCAAATCACCTAATATTCGGAATAATCGTTCGTTTCGCTCTTCCAATTCCTTTAATCTGTCATTCAATTTTGTTCACCCCCTTTAACTTAGGACATAATCCTAATGCTCCCGGTACTGTTGTTGGGTGTCTTTGATACTTGTCTTTGTACGGGCAGGTAGTTTGTTTTTCACATTTCCAGCATTCACATTTCCCGTCTTCATTTTTGTAAATCTCCATATTTGTTGCTCACCTCTTCCTTATACAATTTTTCTATGTTTGCCCTTTGGCAACTGCACCTGCACTATATCTTCAGGTTCGTTTACATTGTCAAGATAATCTGCAATAGCTTTTGTGGTTAGCACCCATTTACGACCAGCCTTGGGTGCTTTAATTTCTCCGCGTAAACACATTTCACGCACAGTTTGCCAGTGTAATCTTAATATTTCCGCTGCCTGTTGAAATGTCAGCGTTGGGCCGTATTTGTTTAATAAATATTCATGCGTTGTCACCGGAACATCCCTCCTTTTAACTTTTTTCAACTATTTCAATTCGTTCTAAAGCAAAATCTAATACCATAGAAATTATCTTGTGTGGAGGTAAACCCGTCTGCTCTTTTAAGTCCATTATTTTTTCATAACTTTCGATAGAAATCGTTATAGGTTTCCACCCTCTCGGTTTATCCTCTTTCTGTACATGAATGACTAATTTATCTTGCATTATTAAATCCCCCTTATTCTTTATTAATTAAATCTCTCCCTCAGTGCTGGTTTTGTCTAACCCATCCTATCACACCTCCTTATGCTGTTTCCTTATTATCCATATCATTACATGACATTTTGTCGGGTGCATAATCAAAAAAAATTTCATCAACTGTAGTACCATACATATCCGCAATTTTTTTTGCTAAATTAAAACCAGGTGTTCTTACTCCTCTCTCAAGCATAGATAGATAATCAACTGAAATATCTAAAATATCTGCTACTTCTTTTTGAGTTAACCCCTCTTTTTTTCTAAATGCTTTCAGGTTATTTTTCTTCATTAGATCACCTCCAAGCAGTACAATTTGTCATGTCACATTTTTATATTATCGTACATTTTGTCGTTTGTCAATATATTTTTTAAATTTTTATGACGTTTTGTACGATATATTTATTATACGTACAAATTGTTATATAATTAGAAAGGAGGGAAACAAAATGTCATATTCTATTGGAAAACGTTTAAAACAATTAAGAGAAGAATCTGGATTGCAACAAAAAGATATTGCAAAAGTGTTAGGGGTTACTGAAAGTGCCATTGGACATTATGAACGTGGGGCTAGAAATTTAGACCCTGAATCGATTAAAAAACTTGCCGATTTCTTTGGGGTATCAAGTGATTATTTGCTTGGCCGTACAAACATACGAGAACCCATAACTCCTACATCAGATGATGAAGTAAATGAAATATTGGAAAGTTTACACAAACGGCCTGAAATGAAAGTGTTATTCAGTATATCTAAAAAGGCTTCCAAAGAAGATATTGAAATAGCCGTTAAAATTATTGAGGCGCTTAAGGGGGATTAAGACACCATGGATAAGATTGTAAGACTCATTAAACTACCATCAACAGTCAGAGGCATGACTGTTATGGATAGTGATGGGAATTACAATATTTACATCAATAAAAACTTAAGTTATGAAATGCAAAGAGAAGCGTATCAACACGAAATGGCTCATATTGAAGAAGACGACTTTAGCAGTAATTCGTCTGTTGCAGTATTAGAAAACAGAATAAAATATAAAATAAAACGAAAGGATGATTGAAATGGAAAACATTTTAAAGGAAATTTTAACCGAAGTTAAAGGAATCAAAAGTGAATTGAAAGAGGTTAAAGAAAAAGTTACAAATTTAGAAAAAGGACAAAATGAATTAAAAGTTGCTATAAACAACATTAATGACCGTCTTGATGATATGGACGGAAGAAATGCTAATAATCATCTTGAAATTAGAACAAAACTTGAAGAAATGAGCAACATAAACAACTCTTTAGCTGAGATGTATGGACAACATGAAGTAGAGATTCGTTCATTAAAACGCAGACCGGTATAATAATATATCCTTTATATCATTTAAACATGATATACAAGTTGCAAGGAGAGTGTATAAATGACAACTTATGAGAACATCAATGATCAAGAGCTTAAAATAGCAAAAATATTGATTCAAATATTAAATACTTCCGAAAGGGATACATCTAAAATATCATATAATCAAACAAAAACATATTTAAGTGTATTATTTTATAATATTCCATGTATGAGAATTAAAAATGGGAAAAAAACAAAATTTATATCAATAAAAAATTACTTAAATTACACTCTTAAACTATGTAATAATATCAATTTTGTAGTCGGTAAGGATGGTTGGAGTAGGATTGATTTAGAAAATGAAATGGATGTATTGCAATTATCCCAACCTATTTTAGAGATATATGACTATTGTTATGCAAAATCATCTGGAGAATTATTCGGATGTTGTCATCGATATGTTGAATGTTCAGATAAAAGAAAATGTATAATAGAAGACAACCCATTATCAAAAGGTTGCATTTACAGACAAAATCTTATTAATGGAAAAATCTTTTATGGGAAAAATGCGAACCACGAAAAGGTGGTATCAAATAATGTTGTTTGATTTCGTTGCTATAGATTTTGAAACAGCTAATTCAAATTTTAACAGTGCATGTTCTATCGGCATTGCAGCAGTATCAAATGGCAAAATTGAAAAGACGGAATACTTTTTAATTCGTCCACCATCATTACAATTTAATAATAAAAATATTGAAATTAATGGTATAACTCCTGAAGATGTTAAGGACGCACCATTTTTTTATGAAGTTTGGGGAAAAATCAAACATTATTTTTATAATAATATAATTGTCGCACATAATGCAATATTTGATATGACAATATTAAAAACTTGTTTATTAGAATATGAAATCGATATGCCAAATTTTACTTATCTATGTAGTATGCAATTATGCAACGCTATACATTTTGACAATTGTGTTGGAAACTCATTAAAAGATAAAGCTGAGTATTTTAATATCGAACTACCAAATCATCATAATGCTTTATGTGATGCAATAACATGTGCAAAATTAGTTATAGCTCTTCTTGATGAAATAAAAAAAGGAAACTTAAAACAAACAGATTTTAATAATTATATTACGCTATATTCCTTCTCTAATGTAAAACCTCAAAAATCTTTCCAAAAAAGTCGAAGAAAAGATTTTAAAAAAGTACTCATCTCAGAAATTAGACCCTCAAGCAACAATTTTGATAGATCTAACTTCTTCTATAATAAAAATGTTGTTTTTACCGGTGAACTTAAAACGTTAGACCGTAGAGAAGCTATGCAAAAAGTTGTAGACCGTGGTGGCATAATAAAAAGCTCTGTTTCTTCTAAGACAGATTGCCTTATAGTTGGTATACAGGATAAATCTATTGTTGGTGAAGAAGGAATGAGTACAAAACAGAAAAAAGCATATGAGTTAAAAGCAAAAGGATATAACATAAAAATTATTTTTGAAGATGAGTTCATTGACTTATTAGGATAAGATGCCATCCTGTATAATCAAAATTAAAAACAAAAACTTTAAACTACGGAATGGTTATTGATATTTATTATTAGAAAGGAGTGATTACAAATGAAAATCAGCAAACATGCCAGGGGGAATTACTACACCACATTCAAGGGAAAGTTCATCTACGGATCAACCCCTGAGGAAGTGAAGGAAAAATACGACGAGCTGAAATACCAATATCGGCAAGGGTACAACGTCGACAAGAACCCCACACTGGAAGACTATATGATTCTGTGGTATAACACTCATAAAAAGGGCCAGGGCGCACTGAAAACCCAGGAGATGTACCGGAACTGTATAAACAACCACATCAACCCGGCCTTAGGTCACAAACGGTTGAAGGAAATAACCGCTACCCAGGTTCAGGCGTTGCTGAACAGTATAACGAGTTCTAAAAGCCTTGCCCATAAGGTGCGGATCACCCTGAACCAAATATTTAAGCAGGCCATGGCTGACAGGCTGGTTAATTTCAACCCGGTGCAGGCCTGCAAGGTGATAGCGCCGGACAAGCCTAAGCGCGAATTCCTTTCTGGCGCACAAAGAGAGAAACTGCTTGAAATTCTGAAAGACAATAGGCTATATCCACTCATATACACCATGCTTTATACCGGTATGCGTCAGGGTGAAGCTCTGGCGCTCACCTGGTCTGACATTGATTTTGAAAACAAACGTATAATTGTTTCAAAAGCCATTGAATACGAAAAATCAAAGTCAAGAACCAAAGATCCAAAGACAGAAAGAGGTTTCCGGCAAATACCTATACCGGAAGAACTTGCGGAATATCTCCAGGAGTACAAAAAGAAAACCAAAAGCATATATGTATTTCCCGGCCATGCCGGAGGCTTGATGGGGCTAACGGAACTAAATAACCATTGGCGGAAGGCGCAAAAGAAAATTAAAAAATGGTTTGAAAACAACCCAGATGCCGGCATCGAACCTTTCAATCTTACCTGCAGGTTACTACGTCACACATATTGCACCGGTCTGTTTGATGCAGAGATAGACGAAGTTTCCGCAGCCGAAATAATGGGGCACGATGTTAGTATCATGCGGGAGGTTTATACTCACATTTCAGATGAAAGAAAAAAGGCAACTGTTGAAAAAATTGAAGCGTTGTATAAGACAAAAAAGCAATCAAAAAAAGAGGCAGCGTCAAAATAATTTCACAATATTTTTCACAACATTTCACAAGATTTTTAAGAATTTCACAACACGTTTTAATGTTTTTAAACACTTCAATTTGTTTTTTTTTCTAAAGAACAAAACCGCCCAATTAAGGCGGTTTTCTAAGATTTCTATCTGGTACACCATCAGGGACTCGAACCCTGGACACCCTGATTAAGAGTCAAAAAAGTTAAAAATCCTTGTAAGTATTGATACTACTGGTATTAACGCTATTTTTAATAAATGTTTCACAACCTTTTTCACAACTTTTTTAAATTTTAAATGATATTTGATAGCTTGTTATAACATCCTAAAAAATAAACCCGAACCTTCCGGGGAATTTTTACATCAGAAAAAATAAAGGGCAGCCGAAGCCGCCCTTAATCTTTATATCCTAACACTCTTGCAAGCAACGCAAATAATTCCCCTCTTGTCACCGGATCATCGAATCTTGTCTCCGAGATGGTAATTCCTTTACTCTTAAGATAATCATAATACTTTTGTGCCCAATGTTCCACTTTTGCAACCTCCTTCTTTTCCACTATGCCTAAATGGTCTTTTATACCTTCTACAATAGCAGTAGCCATTATCTCCTGCCATCTTGCACTTGCAAGGATTTGTTCTTCAGTAGGATTGCTTATAAAAGCTAATTCTACAAGTACAGCAGGCATTGAGGTATCTCTTATTACTGCAAAGTTACCTTCCTTTACTCCTCTGTTTGTTAATCCTACTGCATGTATTAGCCTATCTTGTATACATCTTGCCAATTTCTCTCCATTGCCGCCAAATTTGTAGCAGAATGTTTCTGTGCCACGTGCGGTAGAGCTTGCGCTATTGCAATGTATACTTATGAAATAATTTGCACCCCAGTTATTAGCAACATTACATCTTTGTTTTAAGTCTGAACTGCTGTTGCCGCCATAGTAAGGTATATCACCATTACGATACATTTTTGTTTCAATGCCTATTGCTTGCAATTTAGCATTTACTAACTTAGCAACCGCAAGAGTAACATCAGCCTCTAATAATCCACTTGGGCCTACTGCCCCCGGATCTATTCCACGGCCATTATGTCCGGGATCTATAAATATCTTCATTTCTGTACACCTTCTTTCGTTTCCCCTTGCTGCTCAACCATTTTACCGATAACGGCTAAAGCAGAGAGTAAAAATTTAGGAAGTGGAACGCCTATTTTTGCTAAGTTTTCAAGTATAGATACCCATTCGTTAATTATTAGCCATACCGTAACCAACACACCAAAAAAAGCCGGTATATTAACCCGTAATTCTATGCTATTGGCTAAATATTGTATTATATAATCTAGTCCAAAACCTACAGCAACAGCTATTCCGTAACACAGCTTTTTTATTATCCCATGCCACCCTTTTCTGGATGATAACTCTCCATTAATTCCTGCAGCAATCATTCCAGTTGTATAGTCTCCTATAAGACTTAGAAACAAAATTACAAATATAGGTATGTAAGCATTTATTGATGCTAATATAGTAGCAGTTAAGAACGAAATAATTGCTTTTGATGATGTATACGTATTATCCGTCATTAACATTCATCCTTTCGTATAAAAATTAAACAGGAGCGAAATAAATCACTCCTGCAATGTTTAACTATTTAACTACACTTTATTATTGTCGGACTATAATCCTATTATGAATTAAAAAAGAGAGGTTTATCCTCTCTATAAAGACCATTCAATATTTTCTTTAATTATCTTAGCAGGATTTCCTGCTACCACACTATTTGGCGGAACATCCTTTCTGAAACTCTGCGTGGCTAAAGCCAGCAGGTTCTAACGTACTTTCCAACTTCTGCACTAACCCGAAAGTATAGTGCCACTAATTGGTTTCCGTTAGACTTTTACTACCAATTGTTCCTACGAACAAATTAACGGTAGTTTAGGCTCGTTTCAAAACCTGTCTTCATCCCAACGACTAAAGTCGTAGGCTTTCGGCTAAGTTTTTTGTAACGCCTTTCAGTATTGTTACTCTACTTCCAATCCAAACCTTATTTCCTATTTTGATTGGTCTTGTAGAATTTTTAATATTTAGCAATCAACAAGATTGTAAAATGTGTTTCATTTGGTAACGTATTTAGTTGTGCTGGTGTTGTAAGGTTATCTGTTGGATAAAATGAGATTCTTGCTTTATTATTAAACGAATATGAACACCTTGCAATATAATTATTGCTGATTGCATAGTATTCTTGCGATACAATTGCCCCAGCTCTTAAAGATGGATGAAGTGGTGATGTAAATGTAACTTCCAATTCTGTTGAAGAATATTGGGAAATAGTACAATTATCATAGTAAAAATCTGTTCTCACTTCCCAGTTTCCCGCATTTTTTCTTATCGTTGCTGTTCTTATATCTGTTGATTTTTGTTGTTCTTGTGATAAAACTTCGATTCTTATATTACGAATCTTAAATTCACCAACGTCTGATGTCCATATCCCCGCAGTAACTCTATGATATTTATTTTCCCTTACAACAAATTTCATAGTTACTTTTTCCCATTCATTAGTCTTTTGTGATGATACATGTCCTGCATTTGTATATTCATTTAAATTATTTGTTGAAGAATTATCTACAGCAATTTTTGCCATAGTTCCACTTATGTTATATACTTCCATTGATACATTAATAATATCTCCAACTCTTAAAAATCCTAAATTTTCTAATACATATCCCTGCATAGTATTATCAACATTTATTTGTGCTGACATTGTTGTATCATCATAAGTCCATTGATTTACAGCGAGTGGTAAAGACGAAACATAATAAGGTTTTAAGGTAGGAAAAATATTTGCGTTAAAATCATCTTTGGTTAATACAGCATAATATTTTCTATCATAAAGCATATAAAATCACCTCCTTAACCACACAATATATTACTCGTTATAAAGTCTATTCCGTTTGTTTCTAATGTTTTTGCTGTATTAAAATTATCAACTGTCCATGTGTTAATTAAAATACCATTACTATGGCATAACTCTATATTTTCTTTTGTTGCTGATGTGTAATAAGTATCCATCATTGCATTACCAAGCGATTTTACAAAATTTAAATCATCTATTGTCATAGAAGATGTTACAAGCTGTAATACTATTTTTTTACTTCTATTTCTAACCTCTGTTAATGCTGTTCTGTTAAAAGAAATAATAATAGCCTTAGTTTCAAAGTCTAACTTTTTCAAAAGATTTATTAGCGAATCATAGTCTGATGTGTTATTTGCTGCTTTAATTCCTATGACAGGAACCATACCCCATTTTTTACATACATATAAATATTCTTCCAAAGTCGGTATTTTCAGATTTGGATAAAGTGAAATATTGTTACCCGCATCTATTGTTAAACTTTTTAATTCTGCAAGTGTTTTATCTGATACTTTACCAGTTCCATTTGTCATTCTATCTACTGTGTCATCATGGTGTAATACCCAAACTCCATCTTTTGAAGTATAAATATCACATTCGACCCCCCAAAATCCTAATTCTCCAGCTAATTCATATGAAGGTAAAGTATTTTCTGGTGCTATTAAACTTGCACCCCTATGACCTATATATTTAACTTTACCTATTGGATTTTGGCTTTGAACATAATTCACACTATCTGCCAAGTCCGCAGTAACATTATCAATTCTATTACTATTACTCTGAACTCTCAAATCTACATTATCAACCTTATTCTGTATTTCACTCTTAGCCTTGACTAAATCTTCTAATGTTGTACGACTGTTTAAAGGTGCCTTAATACTAACCGTGGGCTGTGTACTATCTTTAGTTGTTTTGTATGCGTACCAAATCAAGTCTCCCTCAACTGCATATGTACTGGTAAAACCAAGTCCATCTGCTGCAACTGTACACGTATCAGTTATATCAATTTCATAACCTGTTTCTTTATCAGTCCATATGACTGTTTCTAGTTTCTGTATCGGATTGTTTATATCAGCTATTTGTATGCCGTTTACCTCGTCATAGAAATCAAAGTCATGTACGATACCTGTTTCAACGATTATTGTACCATTTGGATAGCTGTCAAGGTGTCCGACAACAGTTGCAGGCCGCACAACGGGATTCAATAATTGATAATTTAACGAAGTTGTACCAAGCCCTGTCCTTGCTGCTGATATATCAGCATAAGTACCTTTATCAACAATAATCCATAGAGTTTTATCTGTATGCCAATAATACTTACCTACGCTTGTTTCAAGGTCAATATCAGCCTGTGCTACTTCTATAAGCTCTATACCGTTTTTATCATAGTATCTTGTCATGCCATCTGCGGCTGTTGTCCCTGCTTTCGCATCTGAAAATGCTGTAGTTTTAATAACATCTACATTAGTATAAGTTGTAGTATCAATACTGTCATAAACAGTATCGCTTATTGCAGTATCATCACTAACATTTTGCTTATGGCAATACTTGCCATTAGCATCTGCGTATAATTCATCTTTAGTGCCGTTTGGCAATGAACGCATTGGCAGGATGTTTCCGTTTTCGTCTGTGGCTTTGGTGTACATGCTACCGCCAACACCGTATTCGGAATATTCTACATCTTGATTACCTTCTGTAATCATAAGTGTATCAAGTTGTATACGAACACGATAAGGTGCACTTCCATATGACAAAAAGATGTAATCTATTGATTTTCCTGCCGTACTATTAGATTTATTTGTTTGATAAGTTGTGCTATTTACTCTACCTAAAATAGAAATGCTTCCGTCCGTGTATTTAACAACAAAATGCGCAGTACTTCCAGTCACTCTCCATGTAATGTTGAATCTGTACTGTGTATTAGGCTTGAACATTCCTTTCATAAAAGGTTTATCATGTAATCTGTGGATTGTATATTCTATCACTTCATGTCCGTTTTCTGTTGTAACATAAGCAGTATTATCATACGTTTTAACATAAGTAATAAAATCTTTTTTGTTAAATAAATTAACCGTACTTGTCAACCTTAATGCGCCAAGTGTAGATTTAGTGCCGTCAAAATAATAAGGAAACATTTTAATCAATTCATCATCTGTTTTATTTTCAAGACTGTTTTCTGTGATATCTATAAGAAAAATATTATCAAAGTAATATTTTACACCAGTACCCGTATAAGAACCTACTTTACCGTAAAGTCTAATAAGCATAGCAGGTTCAGAATATACAGTTGATATTGTACATTTAACACATGACAAACCTGCTCCAGTAACATAATTCCCATGTTGAGCATAATAATCTCCATTAGCCTCTTTATTGAAAATTGATATTCTGCCACCATTTTTTACAGATGTGATTGCAAAATATGTATGACCTACAATTGGTTTAAAATATGTTTGTTGTACATAATGCTCTGACGTAACTGTGTTTTCCGTAAATTCTAATTGTCCATTAATAACTGCAATACTACCTTGTGAGGCTAACCAACCTGTAGAATCATTTTCAAAACTGCCATTTTGTATTAAATTAGTTATTGTATTCCCTTTAATACTTTCTACGCTAATTTGTCCTTTCTCAACGGTAGAAGGGAAACTGTGGATTGACGATGTGAATTCTTCTGTGAGGTATGCATGATTGAATACTTCTTCTTCTATTTCTTCAAGCCTGTCTGTAGCTTGTGGGAATGACTTACCTCTTGCTATAGATGTTCTCATATTTATTACTTCTGCTTCTTCCTGTTGTGCTGTGGAAAGATTATCCCACATTGTTTGTATGTTTTCTCTTGCATTATTAGCATTATCTGCTGCTGTCTGTGCTTCTGTTGCTTTTTCTTCTGCCAATTGTGCTTTTTGATTGGCATTACTTGCAGCTTGGTTAGTGTCACTTATTGCTGTTGCTGTTTTTTGTATTAAGTCTGTTAGGATGGGATAATTAGTATCTGATACTACACCATCTCCACTGTCAAGTGCATCTCTAACTTTAAATGTAAAGTTTACACTTGTTAACCTCTCACCATCAGAGCCATAAAATTGTAATTCTGCTACAACAGTGCCAGGTACGGATATTTCGGTTGTTTTAACAAGATATGATACTTTACCGTTTGCTGCATCATCAATTGTGCATTCAGAATAAACAGGTTGCCCATCTTTTCTCTTAAATACAATAGATATTAAGCTGATATCAGATAAATCGTAAGGCTTTCTTTTTTCAACAATAGAAAAATCAAATAGATATGCTTTAGTATCGTTGCTGACTAATACATAATCCTTGTGTTCTGTAGTATGGTCATACAAATCTATAGTAATCGGTAGTATTTTAGGTTGCATTAAATCACCTCCACAAAATATAAAAAAGAGATAGATTATTCTTCTATCCCTAATTCAAGTTTTTTCTTTTCATTGTTTCCCCAATCAATACACTGCTGGACATAGTTGAGATATTTCAAATATTCAATATTTTTTTGGTCTTGTAAGCCTAACCGATGCATTTTAAACTCATCATCAACGCTGTATCGTTCTCGGATTTTTGCAACAACTTTTACATTTATTTTTTCACGCTCGGTTAGTTCAGGTTCTTTTGTCATTTCTGATATTACATTTTCAATTTTTTCTAATCTGCTCTTATTCTCTTCTGATTCTGATTTTGCATTATTTTGATATTCTTTTATTACATTAACCTCATTGGTTAACTTATTAACAATTTCATTAATTTCTTTTTTGTCAACTAGTGAATCCATTAATTTTAACCGTTGCTCAATATTTATAATGCTTTCGTTAATGCATTTCTTATGTTGTGCATTCTCTTCCAATTTCTTAGTTATTCCATTTATGCTATTTCTTATTTGCTGAATCTCATTATTAAATTCTGTTCTTATATCTTCTAAATTCATTTTTTCTTCGACCTGTTCAAGTTCTTCTACTTGTACTGCAACCGATTCAAATTTTATATCGTTATATTCTTCCTCTGTTACTTCAATTTGGTTTTCTGCAAGTGGCACATCTTCACTTATATATCCTTTCCCTACAATCTTATTCTTCCTATTCTTCTCAATGTAATACTTCATCACCACACCTCCCAATTAATCGTTAGAGATTCGGTATGTGATTCATCATCACTATTTTTTAGTACGACCTTTATTTTGTCCCCTTCAATAACGAATTGCTCTATCCCTATCCAGTTTCTAGAGCCGTATGCACCTGTATCGTCATATCGACGTGATACAAATCCATTCCACGCACTAGGAAAAGTACCATTCCATCCATAATACGCCCCAACACATTTTGTTTTTGTGTAATCTGTGCCAAAAAAAGCTATCATACTTGCATATGTAAGCATTCCATTCTTATACTTATTATTCGGTAGATTAATATATTTTGTCTTAGTTTCATAAGCATTGAATGGTTCATTATAAGTCACGCTACCGTATATCTTTTGAGCATGGGCGTACATTCCCTCCATATCTGATAATGTTTTACCTCCCACACTTTGTGCATCTCCGGTGATGCTTGCCGGCAGTTTGCTTTGTGCATTTAATTTTAATAACTTATTTGCTGCCGCTGTAGTAGACACATCAGTTGTATTTACCTTTGTATTAAGCCCATCGTCTACATATTTTTTATTTGCAGCATCATTGTTTCCAGTTGGTGAAGCAACATTTACAATCTTCTTATTATTAACATTCAAATCTTTAATGCATTCTTGTCCTACATAATATGACAATGCCTGCCCGCATACATTTGTATTTTCTCTTTCATCAAAGATTAATGCCTGACTTATACTTGTTATACCAGCATTTACATATATCTGCGCCAAACTTATTTCATATGTTTGTGCTGTTCTTGTTAAAGCAGGTGGAGACGGATTACTTGCGGTTGTTCCTTGTTTTACCATTGCACTTATTGTTCTACTGTTTACTGCGTCCAACCTTAATACAACTCTATCTATTCTATTTAATACGCTGTCCGCAGCATTTATAGTTAATACTTTATTTGAATCATTCCTATACCAATACCCTTCGATCCATGCTTCTCCGGTTGTGACTAATACAGACATAGTTGCCGGATCATTTGCTGTTACAACCAAATTGTTACCTACGCCCGGGAAATATCCATTTCGAAATATTCTTTTAAACACTTCTGCAAACTCTATTTGATTATATTGTCTTGTATCACCCGCTGTACTGCCAAAAAACCTATATTGTTCTGCCATTATCTATACACCTCCGTTAGAGTGTTTTTTCTATCTCTTTTTAAAAGACTAATTAAATCAGGATATTCTTTACCAACAACCAATCTATAATTTTCTCCTGTTGTTGTAACTTCTTCGTTTACCTCAATTATTCTGCTATCCATTGTTGCAACACCGGGATAGGCAATTGTTACAATATCGCCTATATCATAATCCTGCAAATATCTAAAAGTTGAATACGGCAATGTTTCAAATTCTAACACTGTAGTTTCTTTTAATTCTTCAAGTCTTTCATTTCCTCTCTGTTTCAATGCTTCTGCTTCTTCCAAATCTCTTGCATCAATAAACAATTCTCTCCGATTTATTCCGCTTCCTGAACCTACTATTTCTATCATTCTTTCCTCAGCTTCACCCTGACCGGCTACTATTGCCACGTTCTTTGTATCAAGCTGCGATTCTCTATAGCCTAAAACTCTTATATTGTCAAATTCAGGAGAGAAGATTACAGGAGAATTGATACTTTGACCTGCAGTAAGGTCCTTTCCTTCTAACACATCAAAGATAAATATTTTATTGTCTAGGTCAATATTCACTTCATACCCCAAACCACTTACCAAAGATAATTCTTCTAATACTTGTGCAATAGCTTGAAATCTTGCACTATACTTAACTATATTACCTCTTATTTTATTCGTTGCTATAACCAAATTTGGTATATTTCTATCAGGATTTACTGCATTTACACAGTTTATATTCACATAGTGCTTCATAACAGTTTCAGCCACATCATTTTGCACATCATATCCGCTACCAGTACTAACATTATGCAGTGCTATTCTATCTTCAAATACTCTGTCTAAACAGTTTCCTACTATGACCCAAGTTTCTGAAATCTTACCGTTCTCATCTAAACCAAGTTCCCGATGCTGAATTATTCCACCACGAAATTTTCCGTCTCTTTCATAAGCTATAATATTTCCTACTATGAGGTGTTCAGTATGATTTTTATGACGATTAATATGCAGTGTAAAACTGTCATACTTTCGATACCTTCGTGTCCAAGAGAAATACTCATAATCATCAATTTCTGCAAGAAATTTAAAATCACTATCAAAAATTTTAAGAGGCCTCATACTTACACCCCCAAATATCTATTACGGAAACGTACAACAGCATTACTTTCTGCGGTTGTACCTGTTGCGGTATAAGATAGCACGTTATCACCTGGAATTAAGTTGAAAAATTTTGAGGTTGCAGAAACATAATGAAAAGCATTTGTTCTTGCACCGTTTGCATCTACTTTTACAACTGATTTTTGTCCAAATGCTGTATTGATTTCAAGTTTCTCATTTTCAAGTAGCTCTTGCGTAACAGTTAAACTTTCTCCAGTTGTTTCATTGTTTAAGATTGGGTTGACCATTGGACCGAATAATTCAAAAAATATAGGTGTTTTAACATCACCTTCGTTTTTTATAGTTAACTTTGTACCTACTGTGCCAAAAGACACAGAAAAAGAAAAAGGGAATTCAAAGCCACCTTCAAATGACTTCAATCCCCATATTTCTTCGTCTAATTCATACCAATACGGATCAGGACAATATAACTGTATTAAACTTGGTTGCATAGTGTCTTTAAAATCCCCTGCATGAGGGAATGTAGGAGGAAATTCAGCTATAGCTTTTATTCTTCTGGTAACATTGCCAAATTGATATTTTAGTTCTCCAAGTCCAAGTTTAGGATTAAATGCTTGTAGCAATCTATGCCTATATTCCACCATTTCATTTTCATTTTCTGCTAATATCCGCAGTTCAATAGATATCGTTCTTGGCTCTAGTGTATTATCTATGTATGTTGTTCCATCTTGGAATGGGGATTTTTGCGTTTGAACATATACATCCGTTGCTCCGGTACCTTCTATTTTAATCAAAACAAACGGAGCATCTTCACCTAAGTAGACTGACTCTCCTAAACTATTTATGAAAGTAACTGATTCCATCAACTAAACCCCCATTCCATTGCTAACTGCCTACTTATTTGCAGGTATTTTCTTCTTTCTTCTGCCGGCGAATGCGGAATCGGACTATTTATAGTGATATTTTGAGTAATGCTATTACCTTGCTTAGATAAAATATCTTTAGTTTCCTGAGCAGTATATACTCTTGAGCCTCGAGGTAGATCAATCAACTCAGGACCTTCTTCACCGACTAGAGCCCAACCTTTTTCTGAGAACATAGTGCCTTTTGCATAAGCATTAAAACCATAATTTTTCTTCTGATTTTTAATCCAATCATCAACTACATCATCACTATAACCAAAATCTCTTAGTATATCAGCACCTTCATAAATCTCCTTTAATACAGCTGCCCTTTGTGGTGCAGTTCCACCTGCACGAGGATCTCGCCCTTGTCTCAAAACTCCTTTTTCATCCATATAATACATAGATTGCTCTTGTAGCGCTTTAGTAGTTTCTTTAACCTTTTGTCCCAATTGTTCTTGCTGTAATTGCAATTCCAAAAGTGCATCTTTATATTTCAATGCTTCTTCACTTGCTGCGCCGTATACTATTACCGCTTCCTCGTATAATGCCTTAGCATTCTCAATAACAGGATTTAAGCTCTCCTGCTGTTCTTTTAGCAACCTTATTTTTTCTGTAAGTCCTTCTGTACTATCTTCAAGAGTATTGGTTGACAATAACCACAACTGATATTCTTTTTGTGCAATAGAAGTAGTAACACTTAAATGTTCTTGAGCTTTTTTGAAACCTTCTAATAAGTTATTAAAATTTACTGTTGCAATGGCTTCTTTAGTGTCATTTATTCTATTTGTCAGTTCTTGCTGTTCTATTTGAAGTGATATTAAATTATTTTGATATTTTAAAGCCTCAGGAGAATTAGCACCATACTCATAGGTAATATCATTTAAAGCCTGCTGTGTTACTGCTATTTGGTTAGATAACTCTGCAAATTCTGCTTGTTGAGCTGATAATTGTTTGTTTAGATATTCCGCAGAACCTGCCAATTCTTCATTTTGAGATGCCCATAATTTAAAATCATTCTTGATTTTTTCAACTGCATTAATTGAAAAATCCATAGCCTTGCTTAATGCATTTCCGATTATTTGAGCCATATCAATCATAGCGTTCTTAGGATCATCTGCATGTTTTCTAATACCTTCAGCAAGACCTTCATCAATATATCTTCCGTATTCCATCATGACTCTTGAAGGAGAATGCATATCAAATTGGACTCCAAAACGTTCCTGCATGTCCTTTGCCAATTGTTCCATAGTTTTTTCTGCTTCTCTTTGTCTTTGCTTTATTCCTTCTTCAACACCTTCTACTATACTTCTACCAGCAGGTGTATACTGGGAGCCTGAAAAATTAAGGTTAAAGCCTTTTTTAAACCATTCCCATAATACTTGCCATTTCTTTTTTACTTCTCCTGTCATCCAATCTACCCAGTAAACATATTCACCGGCTTGGGCTTTAGCTTCTTGGACAATATCAAAATGTATATCTTCCGCATACTTTACTGTTTCATCACGCTGTCTCTCTGCTGCAGCTTTCACTTCATCCGCCATTCTTTCAGCTTCTTCTCCTCCTGCTGCTCTTAACTGAGCAGCCCATTTGAGACGTTTATTATATTCTTCTTCAGCCTCTGCGATAGTTTTATTTTTTTGTTCTATGCTCGCTTTAACAATATCTGCTGCTTGCTGAGCAGCTAATTTACCACTACCTGATTTAAGCCTTTCCATAATAGCTAATTGTTCAGATTCTGACTCTGATAATGTTCTAATAGCTGTCTCACGCATATTCTCTTGTATAGTGGTTATTTCCTGTAGCTCTTCTTGTTTTAATTCTCTATTCTCTTTACTTGCATTTTGCAATATTTCTAATATTCTTTTAGTACCTTCATCAGTTTTCTTAATCTGGTCATCATAAGATTTTACAGTCATTTCTACTAATTTTTGTTTCTGCTCAGCTGTCATAGTAAGAGAATTTGAAAATAGATCACCTAATTCTTTTAAAGCTTCTTCTTTTTGTGTGTTTAATTCACTAACAATTTGTGATCTCATTTGATTAAAATTACCGCCAATTTGTTGAACCATATCGGATGTAACAGTTTGGCCACCCCAATGCAATTGTTTTAAGGAAGACATTGCTTCGTCTTCTAATTCTAAGAATGCACTGACAGCTTGTTTAGTTGATTTTGAAACTTCATCGCCAAACAATTGTACTTGAGGTATAGCGTCTTGAGATAAATGATAACCTAATGCAACTGCTCCTGCTGTAGCTGCAGTTATGCCAAGTGCCCATGGATTTAATAAAGTTGCACCCAATTTAGCAGCAGCACCTGCAGTTCCTATACCACTAGCCATAGTTCCTGTAGCAGCTGCCGCTACTGTAGAAGCTGATGATAAATTACCAAGTAGTCCAACTATCCCACTTATGCCTTGCGTTAGCTTACTTGCTACTTTTATAGTAGGTCCAGCCGCTGCAGCTAATGCTGCCATTTTTACTATAGTCTCTTGAGTTGAAGGATTCAGATTACTAAACCATTCAGCTGCATTCTTGACCATCTCTGCGAGTTTAACAAGATGAGGTACTACAAGGTCACCAATAACAATTCCCGCCTCTGTTAAATAGTTTTTAGCTATTTGAATTTGACTTGCAGTAGTCTTATATCGTTGTTCCGCTTCTTTGGTAAGTGCTGTATTTTCTTCCCAGGCTCTAGTGCCAATTTCTAGAGATTCGGAAAATACATTACTTGCACCTGCTGCTCTTAGTAATGCGTCTCTAAGCCGTACTTCCTTTATTTCCATATCGTCAAGGATTTTAATTGATGACAACCCTCGTTTCTCGGCGTCTCCCAACCCCTTGATAAAAGCAATAATAGCACTCGCAGCATCTTCTTTGAATGCCTTTGCAAAATCCTTAGAGCTCATTCCTGCAACTTTGGCAAATTCTCTAAGCCTTCCACTGTTTGTTTCAACAGCCAGCTGCATATCTATCATAACTTTTGAAAATGCAGAACCACCCGCTTCCGCTTCAATACCAACAGAGCTTAGAGCACCGGCAAATGATAAAATCTGTGCTTCTGTAAGGCCTATTTGGCTACCCGCTCCAGCAAGTCTTAATCCCATGGCTACGATTTCAGCCTCTGTAGTAGCAAGGTTATTCCCCAAATCAACAATAGTAGAACCCAATCTATCAAAATCTTGTTGCGACATTTGAGTTATATTTGCAAATCTTGCTAATGCAGTAGCCGCTTCATCAGCTGATAAATTTGTGGCTTCTCCTAAATCAATCATTACCCTAGTAAAATCTAATATATTTTCTGTTTCTATTCCTAATTGCCCTGCTGCTTCCGCTACCTCTGCAATAGCTGTCGCACTTGCGGGAATTTCTTTAGACATATCCATTATGCCTTTTTCAAGTCTTGCAAAATCTTTTTCACTTGCGTCTACTGTTTTTCGCACACCTGCAAAAGCACTTTCGAAATCTATTGCCGCCTTAACCGACAAACCCCCCATAGCAGTTACCGGGACAGTAACATATTTGGTTAACTTTTCTCCTGCTTTTTCTACATTTTTACCTGCCTTGCTTAGGTTCTCGGTAAAAGTTTTCATTTGCCTTTCTGCTTCTTTTAAGCCCTGTTCATACTTCCCAGTATCCAGTATTAATTGACTATATACACTACCTGCATCTATTGCCAATCTATATCACCTACCTTTTTAAGGTATTAAAAAAGACACCCTTTTGGATGTCTTAATACATTTCCAGTTTGTTATTTCTGTTTTATAAACTCTTGTATAAGTACGTCATTCTTTAACTCTTCAGAAGGCTCACTCATTTGCTCTATAAATTTTGGCTTTATTCTAACTGCCTTCACATCAAAAAATACAGGTTCTTTAGATACTGCTGATACTTCACCATAAACTGTCAGGTATTCACCATTGTAAGGTTTGTAATTTACTGTATTTTGCACCATGTTTATAGAATATTCTCCATCCACTACATTTAAAATTCTAATGTCATCGCCATCTTTATACTTATCAGTAAGCCAAACTATGCCTTCAATTCTTACAAATTCACCATTGTAGATATCAAAATTATTTACAATTTCACTATGCTTAATATATCTTGCATCCGTTTTATTAAATGTTGTAAAACCTGTAAAAGTTGAAGCACCTTCTATAATAAGCAAAACTAAAAATACACATAAAAATATTACTGGTGTTGTCTTAGG